AAGATGCTTGATGTGGTGGCTGTGCCGTTGCCTGTTTTTGTCCAAGCTACGATGTCTGGGTTGGCTTTGCGGAACATCCCAAATGTTGCCGCAGCAGAGGCCACAAACGCTGTTGTCGCAACTTTTGTGGAATTATCCCCGGCTGTTGGTGTTGTGGCCGTGGCAGCGCCCAAAATAGGGTCGATAAATGTTAGCTTGCCAGTCGATTGATCGACTGTAAACAATGTCAGCCATGCGTCATTTAATTCGTTGCGCTGCTTTAGCTGATTGTTGGCAGTGTCATACCAGAATTGGTTGGCAAATGTAGTGGTTGGCGCAGTGGCCCCGCTTGAATTGCTCACCAACGCGCCAAGCGCGTCATTTAAATCTGCGCGAAAAGCAGGGAAACCCTGATTCGCAATGTTCATGTCATGCTGTGCCATTTATTGCCTTTCAAACTGCAAGTGCGCCATAACCTTTGGCGACATAATCAAACGTGCGATTAACCACATTGCCGCCAGAATCTTTGAACCTGATTGTAAAGCCTGACGCAGCCTTTGTGGTGATTTCGTAAAAGTCGCCCTGTTGCATATTCTGTGCAGAAATGCCCAACGCCGGGGCCACTTTGAATGATTTATTGAATGTCACAACCTTGCCACCAGCATCAGTTCCAGAAGCAATGTCATCGCCAGCGATAACACGGTCAGGCATATCAACAACAACTGACAAAGCAACAATTGCTGGCGTTGCTTGTGGGTCAATGCTTGTCAAAACAACCTTAAATTTAATGGCGCGTGCCGTGTAATCACCCACAAAAAATTGCTTCCAGCTTGACCATGTTGGGCTTGATGTTGGGTCATCGTTTGTGACTGAAACATAAAATTCGACGTTTACGTCGTCAAAATCATTGATATCGCCATCAAAAGTGCCGATGCCAGAATCAAACAAACCATCGCGTGCATCAAATGTGTTCACATAATCAATGCGCGTGGTTTCTATTGTGGCAGTTACACGCGAGGTAAAAACATCGCCAAGGTCAATGTAATCATCAAATTCATATTCACCAGAAGCAACGATGTTGCCCCCACCACCATCAAAATCACCAATAGCGTCATCAAATAAGCCAGTTGCATCATCAAATTCAAGTGATGTATCTAGCTGCAATTTTTCATCAACAACAAGAGTATTTGTTTTTGCTCCAGCAAAAATTGGGTTTTGCGTCAATGTTTCAATGACGTTTAAGCCCTCAATGCTGTCAACCACTGTTACAACTTCTGTTGCGTTTAATGATGCAAAGCCAGATTTGTCAAATGCTTTGATGAAATAAGTTCCAGTCATTGCGGCAACTGTCGCAAATGTAGCTGGTCGGCTGATTTGTGGAATCAAATCAATTGCATTGGAATATGTCGCACCTGTTGTCAGGCTTGAATATCTGATTTTGTAGAACGACAAGTCAATATCTGGAACTGCACTCCAAGACAGGTGGGCCTCATTGCCGACAATGTTGATGCTGAAATTCTCAACGTCTGCTGGCGGCAATGTTTTGCCGTAAATTTCTTTTGTGATTTGCAGAGGAATTGAACGCTTGCCAAGCCCGTTTACCGATTGAACCCGAATGTCGTAAATGCCTTGCAAAGCGTCACGAATATCAATTGACGTTGAACTGGTTTGTGGCAATGTCACGTAATTTCGTTCGCCAACACGATACGTTACAACATATCCAATGGCGTTTTGTACGTTTTCCCAAGAGATGTTAACGGCCACATAAATGTCAGCAGATTCTTGATAAAGCGATTCAGAAACAAATATGTTGTTTGGTGGCGAAATTTCTGCCGACAAAATAGAAATTTCACGTTCTTCAAGTTTCAGGCCTTGCTCAACAGCATCATATTTGCTTGGGTTATGCGACAAAGCAGCAATTTCAACAACGCCTTCACCTTCCGTCACAGATAGAACTTTGAACAATTGCAATTGAATTGCATTAGTTTCAATGACGTAAATTGAATTTGGTTGAGGCACAGTCACCATTGAAGAAACGGTGATTTGCGAACCAGACGCAGAAAGAATTGTTTTGTTAATCAATTCACCATCAGGTTGCAAAAAGGAAATTGTTGCACCCACATCCGTTGTTGGAGCGTCCAAAACAACAGTTGTTGCAGTTGCAGAAACAATGCGCCCACCTTTTCTTGCGCCAGCCCTTGCTTCGTCCGCAACTTGGATGATTTGCGATGGATTGACAGCAAAACCCTCAAGTCCAGCTTGAAATGTGATGACTTCGGTTTCTGTTTGTTCTGTAAGCAAAATCCAACGACCAACGCGATTGGCTTGACCCCGACTTGTGCAACCGATAGCCGCAACTTGCTTTTCTACGACACCGTAAAGAGCAATTGCATTGGCATCTTCTACATATTCAATTTTTTGCCTGTAAAAATCTGACGGGTCGTTCCAAGAAACCAAGGCAATGCTGTGTCTTGATTTCAAAGAACTGCCAGAATATGTAAAACGGCCATCCACTACGTTGGCATTTGTGAATTGATAAACAGGGTCTTGTGGCGCGTCATAGCCAACAGTCAAAGAATTGCTGGCCCAATATGGCATCCCCCGAAATATGGAAGCCATTGTGTTAACAACATTGAACGCGCTTTCACGTGTTTGCAAATACAAATTGCAAGTAAATCTTGGCTCAGTACCGCCAAAGCCGTCCGGCACTAACTCATCGCAATAACGGCCAATTGAATAAATTGTCCATTTGTCAATTTGTTCTGGCGAAATGTATTCGCCCAAGCCGTAACGCTCGCTTGTGACCAAATCATAAAAACACCATGCAGCGTTATCTGACCATGCAATCTTAAATGTGCCGTCCCAAACTCCAGTGTAAACACGGGTTTCTGGGTCGTAGTTTGACGGAACTTTAATTTTTAACAATTTCAAATCGTAAGCGCGGCGTGGCACAGATTGAAATTGCGAAGCATCAACACGCACGCCAATCAATGCGCTGTTTGGGTATCTGTATTTGCCATCAATGATTTCGCTATAAGATTCCCAAAATGTCTTGTCTTGCAAAACAGCTTGATTTGAATCTGGCGTAATCCTGCGAACACGAATATCCCAAGGCGCGTTGCCCGTCAATTTGATTCGATGACTGCGCTCGTATTTGGAAGTCGTTTTGCCTGTAATCGTTGCATAAGGTGTTTCCGCGTTACCAGCAGAAACGTAAATCTTTGGCGAACCCAAAGTAACCACCAAACGCATTTCCCAAAAATCTTCATCCAATATGGGAGTTGTAACGGTTACTTTTACATTTGGATTGCCACCAGTGGCCATTTTTACTGCGGCCAAAAGTGGTGAAAATTTGAATGTATCAGTGTCAAAAGTCAAACCATCAGTGCGCCAAACCGAATCAGCAATTTTTTTGTATTCAACGGAATAGGTTGCCCCAGATATGTCTCCAACACCAATTTGAAGTTGCGAAACCGGGACTGTTGATTGCGTTAAAACATTGCTGACCAAATTGGTTGCATTTGCTTGCCATGCAGAACCTAAAATTTGTGGCACATAACCACCACCATCGGTTTGCACGTCAATTGCATATTGAACAGTTGTGCCGCCAATGTCGCCAGTTCTTGTGTCTTGTAATGCAAGCGCAGGAATAGAAATTCTGACGTTTACAGAATCAATGTTTTGGTCGCTGATTTGTCGTGTAACTGGTGTGGATTCTCTTACTTCAACACCAACAACCACTTCATTGCGAACATCATTAAATCCCGGCAAATAACTTTGTGATTGCGTCCCAGTGGTGGCAAAAACAGTTGTGCCAGTAAAGTTAAATGTTCCGTTCTCATTTTGCAAAGGTGTTTCGTCAAGATAGACTGATTGAAGCCCATTTGCCAAGCCTTCAATTTCACCTTCAGAAACCAAATCCAAAACAGACGCATACGCAATTGAGCGCAGCGAATCTTGTGATTCAACTGGCGAGCGACTTCCGCTTTCGCCACCTTTACCGCCACCAGCGCCACGAATCTTTTTCATATTGGCAAATCCTCTGTTGAAATACTTGCGCTGATAACGGCGCTTCCAACAATCATTCTCCCATAGCCAACAGGCACGGGATAGCCTTGCGCGCTTGTATTTACTGCGCCATTGAAAGCATAAGATGGTTTGTTGTCTGGCCTGTCTTGCAGTGCTTGCGGTTTTGGCACTGGAGACAACAATTCGGAAACCCCGCTGATAATCAAAGACGTGCCAACAGAAATTGCGATTGTGGCCGCTGTACCTGTAAGCAACGCCGTGCCACCATAAAAAGCCAGCGGGTTAAAAACTGCCGCAGCAATCAAGGCTGCGCCAATAATGATTTTGCCGAAACTGCCGCCGCTACCCATAACAACAGGCACAAGCGTCATGTCAGCTTGTCCCATTGGGTTCATCAAGTCATCTTTTGACCATTGCTCTTTGCCAATGACCAACTTAAAACCAATGTTGCGTTTTTGAGATTCAAGCAGGTGTTTTTCAAATCCCGGCAAGTTTACGCACAAAGCGCGGATTGCTTCGGCAGGTGTTCGCACGTCAAGTTTAAAAACTCGGCCAAACTTTTTCCCAAGTTCACCCAACAATTTGACTTTTTTCATATCTCAAGACGCAATAGGTGTTTTTTAACCAATACCCGCCATAAACCTCTCGAGTGCTGAGTCTGTTTTGAACGTGATGCAAAATTTGCCCATCGCCAATATAGACAGCCCCGTGATTTGGAACAGGTGAACTTGCTTGCATCAAGATTACATCACCAACCTGCAACTCGTCAGAATGTTTCAAAAAACCAGCTTTTTGAAAGTTCTCAAGGTATAGGTTTTGACCACGATGCCACCAACCATCAGAACGCTCGAAATCCAACAACTCAATGCCGCGCTCAAGTTTATACCAATCCCGGATGATTGAATAGCAATCCAAAACGCCGTGGCTCCATTGGCGACCAACCAAAGGCGCAACATATCCAGAAGGCAAAAATTGATGCCATGCGTCAGCGGCAACCGCATAAATGAACCAAGGCAAATTTGTTTCTTCACAAGCCACCAAATCGGCCTGTGAAGGCTTTGGATTTGTTACAGGGTGCGAATGTATAACCCCAACAATTTCGCCTTGTTGATCGGCGTTTATGTAATCCTGCGGGTCGATGGCAAAGTTGTCCGTGCCAACAGCAAGATTTTTGCATTTCCAATAATGCTGTTTGCCTTTTCTGATAATCAATAATCCGCAAGCCTCTCTTGGCGCGTCATGCTTGGCATGAGCCTCGAAAGCTTCTTTTACGTTTTGTGCCAGATTCATCGCAACAGTCCAGCCGCTGGAAAGCCGCCATAAGGAAGCTCGTCAAAATCACCAAAACGCACCTTGCAAGAACTTAGGCGTTTACCGCAAACATCTTGTCCAGATGTGGCAACAACTTCGTCGTTGGCATTGAAATAATTGGTTCCCGTGTAACCACATTCAGCACCTCTGTATTTCCAAGTGCAGACGTTTTGAATGATTTGTCTTTTTGGTATTTGAACGCCTTGAACGTCAAAAGACGATGCAAGTTCAAACTCAATGAATTCTGGTGTTTCTTTCTTTTTGGTTTCAATAAAAAACACATCGTCCGTAAATTCAGCCGTTTGATCTTCCGTTGGGTTTACACCGCCAGCAAAGTTCACACCATCAAGATATTTCTGCATGGTACGCTTGCGCGTAACTTTTGCGCCAAGCATATCTTTATAAGCCAAAACCAAAGCGGTTATTAAGCCAAGAACGTTGCTCACAACCAAAGTTGGGCGTGGCATTTGACCGCCAGCAGAAACTTCAAACCCCGTAATTTGTACGGGGAACGGCGAGTATTCTTGACCCTGCCAAACAATCGGTTCTTTTAAGCCGTTTGTCCCAGCGTGGAAGTAATAAACCTGATCGCCAAAATTGGTCAAATCAAGTTGATACAACTCAATGATTGCTGACGGCGCAAGTTTTTGAAGTTCACTGACGATTGCTTCGTTCATGCTTCAAACACCTCCTCAAAATTTGTTGAGATTGTGTAAATGCCAACACTATCAATTGAGCGAGACCATGACCTACAAATCCATTTGCCAGAAGCGCCACTAGGAGGCGTCCAATCAAAACTTTC